GTTAGCGGCCGATACCCCGGCACCTGGTTTGAATTATTGTCGAGTAGCTAAACGGGCTAGTTGGCGCGACAAACTAAGTGCTATGGGACGTCGTGACCGCACCATGATGAGTTCTTAAGAGCAGGAGAAAGAGATGCCTAAGAAAGGAAAGATTTTGTACCCTGACGCATGCGGGCCACCGGGGAAGCCGAAGTTTCAAGGCGGCGGGTCGACTGGTAAAAATGCGAAGTTCAAACCTGGTGCAGCTACGGTCATGACTAAGAACATAGGAACGCCAAGAGATAAAGGTGTTAATCGATAACATCTCATGGCCGACGAGTTTGATAAAAACGCAGTCGCGGAAGCGAACTGGGTAGCCTATCAACGTGCGCGTGACGCAGGCCATGACAAATGGCTTGAGACAGCCAAGAAGTGCGACGCGTTCTACTTGGGCGACCAGTGGGATGAAGGCGACCGGAATAAACTAGAGTCGGAAGGACGTCCGGTCCTTACGATCAATGAAGTTTTGAAGGTTGTTAATGCGTTCCTGGGTAAACAGTCGCAGCAACGACTCGACCTTACTTTCAAGCCGCGGCGTGACGCAGAAGATGCGACCGCCCAAGCACTTAGTAAATTAGTCGAACAGATCCTAGATCACAACGATTACGAGTTTCTCGAGAAAGAAGTTTTCGAGGACGGCATCATTGTCGATCGCGGCTACTTTGATTTTCGCTTGGAGTTCACTGACAACATCTTGGGCGACATTAAAGGTCGCGTACAGGACCCGTACGAAGTACTACCGGACGCAGACGCGAAGAGCTTCGATCCTGAGGGTTGGAACAGCGTCATCATTACGCGTTGGATGACGTTGGATGATATCGAGGCCCACTATGGCAAAAAGAAAAGGCTTGAAGTTAATGCCCACGCAGTCGCCTACGATACCTTTGGTGAAGATTCGGTGCGATACGATGGTCATCGAACGTTCGGTGACGATCAGTTCGATGTCCAACCCACCACCACATATGATGAAGACAAAACTATTCGCTCAGTTCGCGTCGTCGAGCGTCAATATCGTCGAATGGCACCGATTGCGTTCTTTGTCGACAATTTAACAGGAGACATGAAACGAATCCCTGACGATCTCGCCGATGAGAAGGCAGATGAGATCGCCAATAAAGCTGGGCTGTCTATCATACGAAAGGTTGGTAAGCGAATTCGCTGGGTAACAACGGCCGATAATGTCGTGCTGCATGACTCTTGGAGCCCTTACCGTTCGTTTACCATCATTCCGTACTTCCCGTTCTTCCGAAAAGGTTTAACGAGCGGAGTTGTGAAGCAGTTATTGTCGCCGCAAGAACAGTTCAACAAGATGGAGAGTCAGATGCTCCACATTGTTAACACCACGGCGAACTCTGGCTGGATGTCAGAGGAAGGTGCTCTGACTAACATGACCATCGAAGAGTTGGAGGAACGTGGCGCAGAGACAGGACTTGTGCTTGCGTATGCGAAAGGATCGAGCCCTCCGACGAAGATCGAACCGAACTCTATTCCTACTGGGCTCCATCAGCTAGCTTCACGAGCGCAAGCGAACGTATCCGGCATTGCCGGTGTCGAAGGTTTGGTTGGCGCACCGACACGTGAGGTGTCGGGTGTCGCACTTGACCAACTCGAAGCACGTGGTCTTATCCAGGTCGACGTGCCGTTCGATTCGTTGAAACGAACACGCGGCTTGGTTGGCAAGAAGATCCTGGAGCTTATACAAGATTTTTACACGGAGACGCGGGTCATGCGCGTGACGGTTGGTGATGGCTTCGAAAATATGGACCAGGAGCTGATCATCAACGGCATTAACGCTGCGGGTGAGATTGTCAACGATGTTACGCTGGGAGAGTACGATCTGGTTGTATCTTCGCGGCCTGCACGTGACAATTACGAAGATTCGCAGTTTGCCAATGCGCTACAGATGCGCGACGCGGGTGTGTTAGTACCTGACGACGTCGTCATCCGTCACTCGCAGCTAGACGACAAGGATCAAATTGCTGAGCGCGTAGCTTCTCTGCAGGGAGTCGCGCCGCCGACACAAGAAGAGATCGAAATTGCTGCGAAGCAAATGCAGATCGAGATCCGCACTATGGAGCTCGAAGCGGACAAATTACAGTCTGAAGTCCAAGAACTTAGTGCTAGGGCGGCTATGAACTTCGCCAAAGCGCAACAACTTGAAGGCGAAGCACAACAAGCTGCGATGGCAGTTGGCATGGCTGCGAGGGAGAAAATGGTCGATCTACAGGCGAAATTGCAGATGTTCTATGATAACCTTGACAATAAGCTGCAATTGGCAGGTATACACGCGCAGAACAAGCGCGAAGTCACGGCAATGTCGGAAGGAACGAAGCATTCGATCGCTGAACTCAACCTCCTGGCTAAGCCTTCGCCAACTCAAGGTACAAAATGATGGGTAAGAAAAACCAAGATGACATGGAAAACTTAGAGGTTGTCGATCCGTATGTCGGCGGCGAAGAGGATGATCTCTCTGATATGCAGTATGTGCAGGATGAAGAGACGGTAGCTACGGATACTCATCCACCTGAAACGAAAGAAGAGGCTGAGACGATCGCGGCGCTCAAGTCAGATGAAGAAGAGTCTAAAGAGTCCGCCGAAGAGGAGGAGCCTAAAGATGCCAAAGCCGAGGAAGAAGCCTCAGAAGAAGAGGAAGCCGAGCCCGAGGTACTAGAACCTGAGATTAAGGTTCCTAAGGACCGCTTCGACGAAGTTAATACGCGCATGAAGAGCGCAGAAGACGAAGTAAAAAGCCTTAAAAAGCAACTGGAGACAGTAGTTGAGGAAAAAACGCCTGACCCTGAACCAGACCCATATGATTTTGCGACAAAAGAAAAAGAAGCCATGGACGCCCTATTGGAGGGGGACCAGGACAAGTACGCCGAAATCAGAGCCGAGATTAGAACCGCAGAGCGAAACGACACTCTCAGGGAAGCTAAGCGGATATCCGCCCAAGGTGATAGTGACCTCCAAGAAACAATGAGCTTCGAAGATGCTGGGGAAGCTATTGAGGTTCAGTTCCCGCAGTTTTTGGAAACTGACGAGAATTTCAACTCAGACGCTCGTGAAGAGATGCTGGACTTGTACGTCGGTTATGCAAAATCAGGAATGTATACCCGAGTACAAGCACTACAGCGGGCTGCGGACAAAGCCGCTAAGATTCATGGATTGGTCGCTGTTAGCGAGGAAGCTGAAGAAATAGCAGATCCGACCAAGGTTGTAGACATAAAGACGGCGGATCACAAGAAAAAGGCAGAAGCGGCTAATAATCAGCCACCAGCTATGGAAGCGACTCATGGAGGTAAGAATGAAGAGCCGAAATTGGATGTGCACTCGATGTCTGACGAAGAATTCGATTCGCTGCCAGAGACTACGAAACGTAGAATCCGCGGCGATGTAATGTAAAACTCGCTGCACTGGGTGCTTAGCCGGAATTGGCGGGGCTTGAAGCCCCGCCTTTTTTATGTGTACAGTCCAAACTCGCGTCCAGGCCGTGTTAGAGCTTGGCCCCTCGGCTGGGATACGCTGTTGCTCGGTTTAGTAGTCCGATAACTACACTTTCCCCACTAATTTTTTGGAGTATTTTGCATGGCGCTTACAAACTTTACGAACCTCACCACAGAGCAGAAGACCGTTTGGTCTCGTGATCTGTGGGCTGCGGCTCGGAATGCGTCATTTACAATGCGTTTTACTGGAAAGGGCCCCAACAGCATGATCCAGCGCATCACCGAACTCACTAAGAGTGAGAAAGGCGATCGCGCAGTCTTGACCCTTGTTGCGGACCTGGAAGGCGACGGTGTTGTAGGTGACTACACTCTGGAGAACAACGAAGAGGCTATCAAGGCTTACGATACGGTCGTTACAATTGACCAATTGCGTAACGCTAACCGCCTCGCTGGCCGCATGGCTGACCAGCGATCCGTTGTTAATTTCCGCGGTACTTCACGCGATGTGCTCGCCTACTGGCTAGCAGATCGAATTGATCAGATGTCATTCCTCACGATGTCCGGTATTGCTTATACACAGACCAATAACGGTGCAGTACGTGCGGTGAATCCAGCTGGTCGTAACCTTGATGACTTGGCTTTCGCCAGCGACGTTACAGCTCCTTCAACTAGGCGTTGGCGTTACTGGGATGGGGCTGCCGGTGCACTAGCAGCTGGTAATACAGCAGCTGTTGAAACTGGTGATTCGCCGTCATGGCCAATGTTGGTACAAGCCAAAGCATTCATGAAAGACGAGTACATTCGCGGCATCAAAGGCCCGGGTGGTACTGAGTTCTATCATGTCTTTATGGCACCGCAGGGTATTGCTGCTCTGAAGCAGGATGCCGACTTCCTGGCTAACTTGCGGAACGCTGGTGTGCGCGGTACCGAGAACCCACTGTTCAGTGGCAGCATGATTACTCAGGATGGTCTTATCATCCACGAGTTCCGTCATGTCTACACTGCATCAGACTGGGGTGCTGGGGGCGCAGTTGCAGGTCAGTCAGTATTGATTTGTGGCGCGCAAGCAATGGGTATGGCAGACATCGGTCTTCCATACTGGGACGAAGAGACGTTCGACTACGGCAACCAGCATGGTGTGTCGGTTGGCAAGATCTTCGGCCTCCTGAAGCCAGTGTTTAACAGTATTTACAGCGGTACCTCTGAGGACTTCGGTCTTCTGCGCTTGGATACTTCGATTATCTAACAGGTAAGCCCATTGACCCCGTCCCTTGGCGGGGTCTTTTTTAATTAAAGGTGTTTTCATGGAATTAGATACGAGGCCGCTACTGGCTAAGTTCACGGCCGCTAAAGACACACGCATCGTGGCAGACAACGGCACGAAGTGTATGAATTTCGAGGCTGGAGAAACGTTGAGGGTGCATCGAGATCTGTGGGCCGCAGCTATTAGGGAAGGATTAGTGCCTGAAGAGTCTTTGGAGGCTAAAGATCTGGACCCGCCTAAGGTTGAACCTGTGACCGTAGAGTCTCAGTTTGATAAACTCAAAGAGGCTTGCACAACGCTTATACTCAAGGGGAATCGTGATGATTTCACTTTGGTGGGGCAACCACGTGCAGGAGCGGTCAAAAAGCTAGTAGACTTCAACTTTACGGCACGTGATGTAAATCGAGCCTTTGAAGAGGCCATGCATGAGGTAGAACAAGATGGCGACGACAGTAAGGAGCATTCTGAACCGAGCAGCGTCGCTGCTGAATGACGAAGAGTTTGTACGCTGGGAAGAGGCGGAACTCTTAGAATGGTTAAACGATGGGCAGCGGGTCATCGCTCGAGGCCCGGCTACTGATGCGTACATATTACGCGCTACTATCGTAGCTGTAGCAGGAACTGTCCAATCGCTCCCTGCTGATGGCATTAGGCTTATAGATGTCATCAAAAACATAGCTGACGGCGGTGCTATCCATCAATCGGACTATGCGATCGTGGATATGCTACAGAGTGTTTGGCGCGCAGCTGCAGCAGGAGCAGCCGAGAATTACTTCTTTGATGATCGGAATCCGAAGCAGTTCGAGGTTTATCCGCCGCAAGCGGGCGGAGAAGTCATTGAGATTGTCTACAACGCTCAACCTGCTGATGCAGTGGTTACGGGTAATATCATTATCGATGATATGTATGCTGACTCGTTGATTGACTACATCGCTTATCGTGGCTTTAGTAAGGACACAGAAGACTCTGCTACAGAGCTTCGCAAAGCAACTGCTTTCTACAAAGCATTTTTGGTCGGCACAGGGAATAAAGATGCGGTCGATGGATTGATTGAACCCAGGAGATCTTAATGGCGGCACTTACTGTACTCGTACCTGATATCCAGGCTGAGATACCAGAGATACCTAATTTTATTGCGGAGCGACAAATTCTTCGCGCTGCTCGTGAATTTTGCGAAGAGACTCGTATGCTACGAGTAGATTTGACAGTCTCTACGATAGCTTCTGCTGCAACGATTGACTTGAATGATGAGATGTTGGACGTAACAACTGAGCTAATAGATGTGGTGTCGGTTAAGAATGTTGATGGCGGACGGCCTGTGGAAGCGCGGACAGTGGCTTGGTTGAATGAAAACACTACTGATTGGCGATCGGAGGAAGCGTTGGACGCTACCTGGTACACGAGAGAGACTTTCGACTCGATCCGCTTGGTGTATACACCATCTACATCTGTTGCTAATAAGTACTTTGTGCGGGTTACGATAAAACCGAAGATGACGGCTACAGCGATAGATGACATCCTCATTAATAAATACGATGAAACGCTGATCCACGGCGCTCTAGGTAAGTTGTACATGATACCGCGTAAGCCTTGGACAGATTTGAACTTAGGGCAGTACCACACCACTATGTTCATAGGAGCTATGCCCGCAGCAACTACGAGAGGCGCTGACGATCACCAGACAGGTATTCCGCGTAAAGTGAAGTACGGCGGGCTGTAATGACAGTTATCCGTTTCGGTGGGTTTAGAGGGGAGTTACCTCGCATACATCCTCGGTTGCTACCTACAGTTAATGCGCAGGAGACGCTTAACTGCCGGTTAGACTCAGGTGCGCTAGAATCCGTTAAAGACACCGCTAATCTTCAATCTACTATCTTAACGTCGCCTATTTCGTTGCATAGATACGCGGCGAATATATGGCTGGAATCACTCGTCGATAATGACTGGGTAGTGTATCCGGTCGCTAACGATGCATTCGGTCGTTTGATCTACGTAAATCCAACAGTGGACGAACTACGGGTGACAGATGCGTCACTCGTTGGCGCGGGCGGTGATGTCGCTGCTTACACTCGACTTGACATACCACCACCAGCGCAGGGCTTCGCTGCGGAGCTTGTAGGTGATGCAGATGATCCCGATGAAATTCAAGAAACTCGGTTCTATGTGTGTACATTCGTTAATAACTATGGTGCTGAAGGTCCTCCGTCGCCGACAACGAACCAGGTAGAGTGGCGTACAGGGCAAACAGTTACGTTGAGTGCGTTACCGTCTGTGCCTTCAGGGGCTTATAACATCACACATAGGCGCATCTACCGAATAAACACAGGCGCTACTGGCGTAACGAACTTCCAGTTTGTGTCGGAAGTTGCTGTCACTCAGTCACAGAGTACGGTGTCGGCTGTAACACAGGCAAATCCTGCTGTTGTAACGACGACGGCAGCTCATGGCTTATCAAACGGACAAGAAGTTGTCTTCAGTAATATGGGTACTACGGTAACGCAGGTCATCACCGGTATTACTAAAGCCAATCCCGTTCGCATCACAGTAGTTGGTCATGGCTATGCTACAGGTCAGACAGTAGAGATTGAGGACTTGGGCGGTCCTAACGGCATGGATGAGCTTGATGGGGTACGAAACCTATTAACTGTCATCGACGATGATAAGTTCGAGCTTGACGGCATCGATAGTACTGCATATACAGATTATGCTACTGCTGGTACTGCGGCTCGAGTGTTCGGCATGGATGAGCTGAATGGTAATCAGTACTTCGTCTCAGTGACAGACCCGACAAATTTTACACTCGACGGCATTGATAGCACTGCGTTCAAAGCTTACGTAGAAGCAGGGCTTGTACAACAAGTGGCCGGGGTTACTTACGTAGATGGAGTGCCTTCTGCAAGTTTAGCTGAAGTGTTGTCAACAGATCTCTATGATCCACCGAACTCAGCTACTGAGGGGCTGAAAGAGCACCCAGCTGGTTTCTTAGTGGGGTTCTTTGGCAATACGCTCGCTTTCTCCGAACCTGGTGCTCCGCATGCTTGGCCGATCGATTATCGCTTAGTGACAAACCACGACATCATCGGACTTGGATTATTTGGTAACACGACTGTCATAGTGACCAAAGGCTGGCCTTACTTGGTTATTGGCTCAGATCCTGCAGCTATGACGATGATCGAGCTAGAGATAGAACAAGCTTGCGCCGCTAGACGAGGCATAGTCGACTTCGGTACGGCTGTCGCTTATCCCAGCCCTGACGGTTTGATACTGGTTTCAAGCGGAGGAGCTACCAACGTAGCTGCTGGCATCTTTACGCGAGACCAGTGGCAGGCTTTGGTGCCATCATCCTTCGTGGCATTCAACTGGGAGCAGCAGTACTTATGCTTCTACAACGACGGCTCTGTCACTCAGGCTTTCATAATTGATCCTTTCGCGCCTTCAGCTGGTGTTAGGTACATTGGTAAGTACGCCACAGGCGGTTATAAGGATATCGAGGAGGATTTGCTGTATCTCATCATCAGCGATGAGATTGAGAAGTGGGATCAAAGTACTACTAAACTACAATTTTCTTGGAAATCGAAGCCGACATTTACACCCAGAGCGGTTAATATGTCGGCAGCTAAAGTGATAGCTGATGCTTACCCCGTGACGATCGACTTTTATGTGGATAACGTCAAACGGTATACGAAGGTAGTAGGCTCACTTGAGGCATTCAGACTGCCGGGCGGATTTAAGGGCGAAGAGTTCGAGGTCGTGATACGAGGCACTAGGCGCGTGTCTGAGATTATCATGGCTACAACGATGCAAGAACTTTCCGTAACTGTATAAGGAATAGGCGCAATGAGTACCGCAAAGGTTGGTATGCAGGGGCACGCTCCCTCCGTAGCTATAAGAACAATAGAACAAACTAAGTATGAACGTATGTGGCAGGAAGACGCTTACCGAGCTGTCTCTCCTGGTGAGCAGCTTGCTCATCAATTCTTAGCCCACGCTAAACCCATGAAAGACAGTACCTGCATTGACTTCGGCTGCGGCACAGGTCGCGGCGGGTTAATGATTGCGCTGTTTGGCAATATGATTGTGACGTTACTGGACTTCGCGGAGAATGCGCTGGATAAGGATGTCTACAACGCGACAGTAACGCAGCCGCACCGCATATCCTGGGTGCAGGCAGATCTTATTAGGGAGATCCCAGTAACTGCATATTACGGATATTGCACCGACGTAATGGAGCACCTCCCCCCGGCTGAGGTGGACTTAGCCTTAGATAATATGCTGAAAGCTGCTAACCACATATTTTTCCAAATTTCTTGCCAACAAGATAACTGCGGGAAAATGATTGGTGAGGAGCTACATCTAACGGTACGCCCCTACAAGTGGTGGATGAAGAAGCTGATCGAGCGCGGCGCAGTGATCCACTGGTCTGCGGAGGAAGATAACGGTAATGCTTGTCAGTTCTATGTCAGCTCTTGGGATTCACACGATAAAGTAGATTTCCAGGGAGGGGTCAATACTGAGTTAGAGACCATATTGGATCACATACGTGAGAACTCTACTGATACAGGGTACCAGGAGATAGTACCGCACCAGATCCAAGAAACAGAGGTAATGATGATCTGTGGCGGACCTTCGCTGAGCGACCACACAGATGAAATCATCAAGCTTCGGGCACAGGGCATGCCAATGATTACCTGCAATGGCACTTACGGCTGGGCTATTAAGAATGGTATGACACCATCAATGCAGCTGATTATCGACGCCCGAGAATTTAATAAGCGCTTCGTTCAACCTGTCGTAAAAGACTGTAAGTACATGCTGGCATCGCAATGCCATCCAGAGGTGTTTAAGGGCCTTCCACTCGATCGAACTTACCTATGGCACTGCACTTCAGGCGAAAAAGTTGTGGAGTTACTTGATAGTATTTTCGAAAATTGGTTCCCGTGTCCTGGTGGTTCCACGGTAACTTTGCGGGGCCTCTGCTTGATCCGTTGTTTAGGCTTTCATAAGATCCACATGTACGGATTCGACAGCTGCTACCGCGAAAAATCTCACCATGCGTATTCGCAGCCTGAGAACGACTACAAAGTTAAGGCTTTCCCAGTATCAGTGGGCGGGAGAGTTTTTTGGTGTGACGCTTGGATGTTTTGTCAGGCGCAAGAATTCATGCAAATGACAAAAATGTTTGGCGATGAAATTGACTTAAATGTCACAGGCGATGGGCTGATAGCCCACATTATCAAAACGGGTGCTGAGCTAAGTGCCTTGGACAAAGTAAACGAGGAATAAACTATGGCTGCTACAGCTTGGACTTTCTACAACGACGCTAAGCTAAAGCTCGGTGACAATACCATCCAGCTTGACGCTGGTATTTGGAAGATGCAGTTACACACTTCTGCATCAGATGCATCAGATGCTACGATGTCAATTGCTAGTGAACCCACTGGCGAGATTGCTGTTCAGGGTGGGTATGCGGCTGGCGGTAAGACTATCGCTGGTATTACGTGGACACTTACTGGTGCTTCTGCTAAGTGGGATGCTACAGACTTGGTGTTTACTGCGAGTGGTGCGAATCTCAGTATTATTAAATATGCTGTGATCCATAACTCAGTTGGCTCCGTTACGTCAGGGCATTTGCTTTGCTGGTCTCGCTTGAGTACTTCACAGTTCTCAGTGACTTCGGGAAATACGCTTACGGTGCAGTTTGCTACGGCTGGCATCTTTACTCTCATCTAGGAGTACAACATGCCTTATTCAGCTAGCCAAGTAGCCCAGCTACAGGCTGAGCGGACTAACGATCCTAATGGCAGGACTTACTCTGCTATGGACGATGCCCAGTTCCTAACGTCTGTGAACCTTGCAGACATCGCTGTGCTGCGTACTGACATTACGACTCAGGAAATTTTTGAGCAGTATGTTGGTGCTGATCTCCCTGCACGTGGCAGCGATCAGTGGGAGAATCTGATGTTGTTGGGGGCCATGAACAACGGTGCTAACCTGTCGATGACAGGCAACATTCAAACTGTACTTGAAGATGTCTTTGGGGCGCTAACTACTACTCGAGCTAACCTGTTGGCAATCAGGGACAGAAATGATTCCCCCGCTAAGATTGCAGGTCTACCGCCAGCGGTCTTAGCTGACGTGCAGAGGACCACTTAATGGCTACTACAAATATTGCTTATTCTGCCGATGCGGCGATCGCGGTCACTCAGTGGGATACTGGCCTTGCTGGCGGACAGTTCGCAACCTCAGCAATCTTCGACAATACGGCGACTAAGTACATCGACCTCTTGGTAGGTGGCCTCATTGAACTGGGTGCGACTACACCGCTCTTAGGTGAAACGCTGGATATCTACATCGGTGCGTTGTACGACAAAGATACAACCAGTACACCTGGCGGCGGTATCGATTCTTTGATGGACCCAGGTACACCGGCCGAAGAGGCTGAGGACGTCGACTTCGTTAAAGCTAACTTGATCCTATTCAAGTCAGTATCGGTCGAAGCTACTACCCCGGCAATTGCTCAGAGTTATGCGTTTAACCCTACGGCCTGCGCTCAATTTTTTGGTGGTATTTTACCCCAGAAAATATACTTCCTGCTGCATAACAACACTGGTGGTACTCTGGTCACTGGCAGCGCCCTGAACAGTGTCGGGATTACCTATGTAACGCTCTAAGGTCTGCCAAATGCTCTTTGAGACAGGCACATATGTAGGTAACGGCACATCCCAAAATATTAGCCTGAATGAAATTTCAGGCGTACCCGATTTCGTATTCTGTAAAAAAGATGCGAGTACCAACCGGTACGCTACTTATCGTTCAGTAGATATGAGTGACGGCCAAAGAGTTGGTCACAGCTCTACTTATTCTAATGGCATTACTGCACTGTCTGCTGGTCAGTTTTCAATCGGCAGTAATGTAGATGTAAACACAGATACTTTCGCATATAGGTACTGTGCGTTTTTTGACGACGGCAATGACGACTTTAAGGTAGGTACCTATACAGGAAATGCTAGCGGCACGCAGGGCATTGTTACTGGGTTAGCGAATCTCGAGTGCGTTTGGGTGTTTTCTGACGCCGACACTGACGACTGTTGGCACTCGTTGTCGATGGGCGGCGCGACTGACGCTAGTTTTCTTTTTGCTGCCCAGCTTGTTCTACAGACTGGGTACATTACTGATATATCAACTACGCCCGGTCAGTTTACTGCTGGTACGAGCATCAATAATGATGCTCAAACGTATGTGTACCTTGCGTTCGCCCCGGTAGCAGGGTACATAGATAGTATTACGTACGCTGGAACAGGCAGTGTCAATGATCAAGATGTAGACCCAAACAACGGTAAAAACACGCCAGAGTTTGTACTGATTGGTAATGAGACTACGGCTCGTCTTATTAGTTGGCGAGCAGAGGAATCCGGTCGTGGAAACCTTGGTGACTCTACGTCGCATTGGGACCCTACCGGTATCTTCACGTCAAGGATTTTAGGGACTGACCCTGAGACTGTAACGCTCGCTGATCATCTCGACATCAATGAAAGTGCTAATAACTACCATTGTTTTTGGTTGGTCAGTAACCCACTTATACTAAATCCGCTAAATACGTTCGGTGTTGTCCCACGCAAAATACCGTGGACGCGACAGCCGCCCCCAGGAACCGGGCTTAATAAAGCCCACCCCCTGTATGAGTATATAAGTTACGCAAAAAACTTTGCGTCGATGAATGAGGCTGACCTTAAAACTGGAACAGTGCCAACGGTTGTTGATTTCGTTCAACACGGTGGGTACATGGAGTCAACGGGTACATCGGGTGACTACTTCGATAGTCATGTAGCACCGTTGTATGACGACATTAGTGCTGAATACAACAAGGTTTCAACTGTTCAGATATGTCGTACTACAGATATTAACAGTACGTTTTGGTCGCAGCGCAATGCGGATAGCGTCGAAAACGTGTGCTATTTGTATAACACAAACAACAACCTTACTGTCAATACGAACGGAAACGACTACACATTAGAGGTAAGTCCATCTCAAACAACAGATGGTGAATGGCACACCGTAGGCGTGAGCCTGACTATCGGTTCTCCACCCGTTGCTCGCGGTTATGTTGATGGAATCGCACCGAGGGCTGATCAAGTAAGTCCTAACACAACCGGAATCGCAGCCTCAGTTAATATTTCTATCGGGCATCGATGGCAAGCCTATCCCACCACTGGTCTTGAAATGGCTGGCGATCATCGGATGTTTGTACAGTTTGTTGGCATTCATCTTAGTGAAGAATGGCACAAGTCCCTTCATGATAATCCTTGGCAGATCTTCGAGCCACGCACTCAGTACTTACCGGTTGGTTTCGTATATCCACCGACTGCGTTCGGTGTTGTCCCACGTAAAGTACCTACTCCGTATTCAGGGCAAGCACTGGTCTTATCTGAGGCGTCGTCGCAGCACATGGTCTTAGACTATGGGCGTACATTTTCACTCCCGATGACAATGGCGTGTTGGTTTAAGGATAACGGTGGATCAAGTAATGACCGCAACCTTATGCAACTTGGCCGTAGCGACCAAAACCAAGAGTACTTGCGATTCAGTAAGGCACAAACGGGTTATAACCTAAAGGCGGCGCAAAACGCACAGGGAAGTAATACGTCAGCGACACCCTCTGGTACGACCTACACCGCAAATAAGTGGTATCACGGCGCGGCGATCCACGATGTAAATTTCACGGGTGTTTATTTACACGGGGTTGGTGGTGACGTCACAACTGGGACCAGTTCACCAACTGGCCCGGTTAATCTTGCAATAGGGTACGAAAATGACCTTTCTCCCGATGACCCTTGGGAGGGGCACATATGTGAAGTTGTTATTTACACTACCCGGCTGACGTTAGCTGAAATTACTCTACTGGGCGAAGGCGTATCACCGTTCTTAATACAACCCGGCAAGCTACTTTTCTATTCGCCTGATGGTCTTCACGATGTAATTAGCCAATCTCGTTTAACCAACGTCAATGGCTTTGCAGTTACGACTGACATACCCGCTGTTGTCAAGAACCGACCGCAGCGTGTTCTGAACTTACCAATCGGCTACGTAGCATCTGTGCCGACTGCGTTCGGAGCTATTCAGAGGAAAGTACCGTGGACGAGCCAGCCTCCACAAGGGACACAACTGGATAAGTCGCATTATTTGTATCCATATATCGCATACGCAAAGAATTTTGCGAACATGGATGCGCCTGATGATTACACTGGTACAAGCCCGACGATAGTTGATTACTCGCAGGGGCCGGGATATATGGAATCCCCTGCA